CTCCAGCGTGAGTATAGGTTATTACCACCACGACTTCTTGCCCTGCATCGTTAGTCGGAACACCCCTGTACCCGTAACCCTAACGTTCTTACCCGCTGAAAGGTGGGATACTGACGCTGTGACTGGTAAGAAAGACGCTGTAGCTGTATTCAGCTTACTCTCAATAATCTGCCCTTGGAAGAACTCACCTTTAACAAAACCTGTGCCGTTCGTCTTAATCCAGAAAGTGCCGTTAGCATCAGTCTTAGCACCATTACCCGCCCATATCAGATAAGTTCCATCATCCCCAACTTCAACCCTTTGACCTGTTGTAGAGGATGTTCTTAGAAACCCCTGAATAGTGGCATTACGCATTGTAACGTTACCGCTAGTGTCCACGAAGAACAATCCGTTAGTGGAGTCCTTAACACCCGTACCGTACCATAACGGGAAGCTACCAGAGCTTGACATTTCAGTCCTGTAGCCAGATGAGGCAGTCCTTACAGTACCTCCTGTAATAGTCGCTGTAGAGGTTAAGTTACCTTGGAATACTGAAGTGCCCTGTATTACAATGTTATTAGCAAATACAGTACCTAAGCTGTTAACATAGAAGCTTGCGTTAGCTGTGCTGACATTACCCGTACCATACCAGAAAGGTAAGCTTTCGCCTCCTGACTCAGGGAATCCTCCAATGACCACCCTAGCGTTGCTTCCGGTGTTAGCTGCGGTTCTGAATAAAGCACCTGTAATAAGCTGACCGTCGATAGCTGTAGCCGAAAGCTTGACAGCAGTGATGGCTCCAGCTTGAATGTTGGCTGCCTCTACAGAGTTAGCTGCAAGCTTACCCGCTGTAACAGCACCAGCAGCAATCTTCTCCGCAAGGATAGCTCCGGCAGCTATCTTATCAGCTACAACTGCTCCGGCATTAATCTTATCAGACACTACAGCGTTAGCCGCAATCTTGTCAGCAACTATCGCCCCAGCTTGAATTGCAGCAGCGTTTACAGCGTCCACTGCAATCTTACCAGCGGTAATTTGATTAGCACCTATCTTGTCTGCTGTAATACTGTTAGCTACAATTCTATCGGCATTTAGAGTGTTAACTGCAATTCTGTCACCGCTAATGCTCCCCACAATCATCTTCTCTGTAGTGATAGCTCCAGCTAAGATTTTAGGTGTGGTTATAGCGTTGTCAGAAATATCTGTAGCGGTAATCGGAAACTTACCCTCTAACTCCTGAAGGTCTGTTTGAAGTGCAGGTAGCACCTCGTCGTTTAACTCTGCTATTTCAGCGTCGAACTTCTTGTTGGTTTCAGCATTGTCAAAGACGTTATTAATGGTCTCGATGATACCAATACGGGGATCTTCATCGAGCGCTGAAGCCACTTCTTCCAGTGCAGAGTCGATGAGGTTGTTAACTTCGTTTCTCGTAGCGTAGTCCGCAAGTTGATCATTAACCAACTGCTCAAGCTCAGCCTCAACCTCGCTTATAATCTCTGGTAAAATTGCCTCTAAATCTACGTCAAGGCTCTCGTAAATTCTGTCAATAGAAGTGTAGGCCGATTCGTTACCGGCAACATCTACAGCCTTAACGAAGTAGCGGTACTCTCCATCTACGGCTTCGGTAAATGACGCATTACCCTCTTCAAAACGACCTATAAGGTTTGCTAAATCACCACCTAAGTTTCCATCTAACGTGCTACGAAGCTCGTAGTAGGCGATAGGGTAGACCGATATAGCGGAGAACTGCATACGCATTAAACCATTTAAGGTTTGTCCATCAAAGGTTGCGATAACAGGGTTTGCTGGGGCAGTAACTACAACCTTGCTGACTGTAGAATAAACGCCATCAATCGTTCTATCGAACACGCCGAAAACATGCTTGACTGAAGGGGTTTCAGCGCCTAACCAAGCGTTTCTGTTAATGTAGCCAATGTTGTAGCTTTGGTTAGTGACTTGACCCTGTAGTGTGGTAGCAGCGAGATTACCAAGCTCTACGTTAAACGGCCCTGTAGGTGCTTCAATAAGCTTGTGGATTTCAGTGAAAGACCTGATAACGAAATCAGAGCTTCTCCAGCTTATGAAAGTACCCTCTTGAGTGTGCTGGAATACGACATCTGATGGAGCGTCAATCTGTAGACCCTCGCTCACGGTGCTGCTTACAATATTGCTCCAGCGTGAGTATAGGTTATTACCACCACGACTTCTTGCCCTGAACTCGTAGGTAAAACCCCTAGTCAAGTCTAAGTTAAAGCTGATGGAGCCTTCACTCGCTATAGCCCCATTTTCCCAATCGGATACAACACCCTCTAAGTCAATAGAGCGATATTGCAGCAAATGCACAAAACCGTTAACTCTGCTGTTGGGGTCTATCTCAAGCGTTGCCGTAATTCTTCCGCTACGGGGGTCAATAGCAACAGCCGTAATGAAAGGTGCTTGAGGTGCTACGAAGTCAGGTAGCGTTGTAGTGCCAGCCTGATACTCTGGAATAGGGTCGCCATCAAAACTGAACATTTCATTAGCCGCATTAACTGCTGTAATGTTAGCTGAAAGGTTCTCTGTAAACTCCATTTCAGTAATGATACACTGAATGGTCTCTTTACCAGCTTCACCATATACCACTAAATCGCCTACAGCGGCTTCTGAGGGCGTTACAACAGACCATGTACCATCGCCTAGGTAGGTAGCAGATAACGTCACCACAGCCCCTGTACGAAGCCTAAACTGCAATCCTGTAGCACCTACGAGGTTTTCTACATCTACGATTTCATCTAAGGTTACAGTTGACGCTGTAAGTGACTTAATGCGACCTGCTCCAGCACCAACGTTGATGATGTCGTTTTGAACATACACTAAATCACCACGGGTGCAGCGTAGTGCTTCAAAGTCTACGCTAAAGGTGTAAACCTCACGGCGCAAAGCTTGCTCATAATAAGCGAAACGTGCATGACGGTACGCTAAATCAGGGTCTGTAACACCCCACAGGTCGATAGCTTGAAACTTACCTGTCTGCAATGCAGGGTTGCCTGTACCCTCGCGCTTAACAGGGTCTATGAATACAACTTCGTCACGCTCATAGTCTGCTAAAGCGGAATTGAAAGTGACCTTAATACCATCAACATCTTCAGGGAAGTTGCGGCTGGCTACAAAGTTGTTAGTGTTCTTAGGCGTAAACACCTGAACAGGGATTGTCTTAGCCTCTTTAATAACTACCGAGTGTTGCCCGTCAACAAAGCCGTATTCAGCCCTACCAGTGAATGCTATATTATTAAGCTCACGCAATAATGTACTAGGGTAGTCTATAATGTTACTTATAGTCCAACCTTCGTCCTCGTTCTTATCGAACCAACGTTCAAACTCATCTATATCAAGTCTGGAGTTTGCTACAGGATTAGCATTCATCGGGCCTTGTAGCAGCCAACGGTAAGCGTCAGCAGGGTTCTCTGAGGGTTTTAATTGACTAGGTGGTAACGTAGACCACAATCTCCAATCAGCTTGAGGGTCTGCTGGAACAACCATTGTAGCGTCACAATATAAGTTATCCAACATACCATTTAACTGGTTTGTAGCTTTAATGCGTAGTACGATAATGGTCGGTTTAAAGTTAGTGTACTTGACACCGTTAACCACCACAGGAGGTCTGTCATAGCCTATAATGCTCTTGAAGCCAGTTTCAGATAGATTGCGGTGTGTGCGTAGAGTGGCCCAGAAAGTTGTATCAACAGCTTTAGGGTTGTCGTCAGCAACCGGAGGCCACACCTTGCGGCTTCTAACCACGACATTACCTGATGTGTTAAGCGGTTCAAACTTAATACCCTTACGAGCAGCCTTAGCGACATTGTTGTTGTACCATACAGATGCCACTGGGCGGTTGTCTGGAAGGTTCCTGAAGAACACCAAGTTACCGTCAGTGTGTGAGAAGAAAGCTGTAATGTCGGCAGTAGAGCCAGACTCGCCAACACGCACTAAATACTGACCACCAACAAGTCTTACGCTTACTGGAACACTGCTATTCGCCGGTTGAAGCTGTGCTACTGAAATCCAGTCACCATTGGACTGCTGATATTGTACTTCAACGCAGGCGAAACGCTCTCTAGGTTTACCGCTATCGTTAGTGCGATAGACACCTACAGGCCATGAATAGTCACAAGAAATGAAGTCTGGACTTGCGGCTGTGTTTCTAACAGTCCACCCAGCGGCTTCTTCAATTTCCACTTCAACATTGTCTTGAACAATGTCAGACTGCCATAGCTCACGCACAGCTTCAATATCATTGTAGCCGTAATAATCTAGTATGCGAATATCGTGTTCAAATTCTGCTAAAGATGCTTCACCAATACGGAAGTTTTCAAGCTTCAGTGGGCCATAACCAGCAGACAGCATGATATTGAAGTATTCGTCTTGACCTACAAATTCAGTCCAAGGTCTAGCATAGAAACAAGGCGCAACCTTACGCTTACCTAAAACAACAGGTAGGGGTTCATATACACGTTCACGGTTACGAATACCCCTGATGCGTTCTTCTTTAGTGTCGGTGTTATCGCTCTTAAGTCCTTTAGCTTGATATAAGGCATAACCAGCAGCGAGTAGGGAGATTATAGCCAAGGTTAAAGCTATAGTGCCGGGGTCTGCTGGAACCAATGTAACATCAATTACATCACCGTCTTGAGGGACGTAGCTGTCGTCCAGCACTTCAGCACCAGAGCTTATGAGCGTTTCAATATCCGTAAGCTTTGGCGTTCTGGCTCTAATGTCAGCTACAGTGATGCCTAGAGGTAAATCCTTAATAACAGGCCGAGCCATCGGACTCTCTCTGTAGCAAAGCTTAAAGCTACCTACAGCTTCAACCTGTAAATCTTGTACAATCTCGTTTGCCATTTCTTACCTCTAAAGTTTTCGACTACCGTTCCAGTCTTGCGGTCAGCGTGTATCATTTGAGTGTTCGATAGAGCGTACCCTACGTGCAGAGGGTTCCCTACAATGTTGAACAATAAGAGGTCGCCCTCTTGCGCTACACCCACTTCTTCGCAATTCTTGTATAGGGGTGTATTGACCAACATTTCAGACGCTTGGTTTATATCTAAGTGGGTATTGATAGCCTCATAAGCTGGAAGCTCAAAATTAAAAAGGTCTTGAACAATCACTCGAACAAGACCCCAGCAATCTAAGCCCCCATCACGCTCCAGCGACCTTCCAGCCGTAACGTAAGGGGTGCCTACGTATTTGATATAGCGTTCCATTAAAAACCTATGGTTGGGTATATGGGGTATTTCGGAGGGTCTAAGAAGTTAGGNGGTGTTACGCTCCCTCCTCCGCCACCGCCGCCGCCCTCGTTACCGCCATAGACATCTNCAAAGTTATTACCGTAACCGCCTGTAGGTGGTCTTGGAGCGCCTACATTATCAACCTTGACATTATCGAACATTGAAGGTGCTGTTAGGGGTGTAATTAAGTCATAAGGGATAGGTTCGTTCAAAACAGGCTCTACAGTCAACACCATAGTAATTACAGAGCCGCTGATGGTGTGACTTGTAAGCTCATACTCTACCTCTGCCATTTCAACAACGTCAGGGCGCTCTGCTACAACAACGCTAATGTAGAACCTCGGAGGGTTTTTAACTTCCCTTAAGTACGACACAAGCTGTCTATCGCCAATATCAAAGCTCAAGTTTACAGTGGCTACGGAGTCGTTTGTATCGCGCCCAAGTGCCATGTTAAAGAATGCTGGCTGATATAGCTCCCCATTACTTGTTAAAGGCTGTGCGTCATTGACATATCGTAGGGTAATTGGAGTGCCGTCTAAAGCTGTAGCTTCGACACGTATAAGTGTTACTGGGGTTGCGCCTGTTGACTCTGCAAAGATGTCATCAAGCATTGCTAGGGATAGGTCGCGGCTCATGGCATAAGCTCCAACTGTAATGTTGTGGTGTAGTAGATACCCGCTTTAACGAATGATAAGGGGTTTACAAAGCGATATTCTCTATCATTACCTGACTCTGGTTCGCGTTTTATGAAGCGTAAAGAGCCATTTTTCAGTGTTGATTTGTAGAATAGTTCTAGGGCTTCTTTTTGAGCAGATGTTAGGACGTAAGGCTCTGTGACATTCTCAACAGCAGCCGTATAGCGGTTACGCATCTTATCGGCTCCGCTTTGGTTTTGGGTGCGGAGGCGCGTGTCAGTGAGTGAACGGTTGTATCCGTTGACAAGTGGAGATGTTGGCAAGATAGAAGGCCATGTGGGTGAACTCATTTTAGGTAACTCCTTGAATTGGTGTTTGGGGGTTTGACATGAGCGGGTGTTGTGGGTTATGATGGGGTGTTTAAATTAATTTGAGGGGTGTTTATGGGTAGGAAAGTTCATGGGATAGGTGTTAATAATGCAGATTATGCTGTAACTAGGTATGAAAGAGTTAATGGTAGAAGTAATCAAGTTTGGATGTGCCCGTACTACAATATTTGGAAGCACGTATTAGCACGTTGTGGTAGCGGTGTGTTTCTAAAGAGCAACCCGACCTACGAGGGTTGTTATATCTGTGGTGACTGGGTTTACTTTATGACATTTAGATCTTGGATGATGACTCAAGATTGGGAGGGGAAGGAGTTGGATAAAGATATTCTTGTGGAAGGTAATAAGATTTACAGTCCAGACACTTGTAGATTTGTAAATGCCAAGTTGAACACGTTCTTAACAGATAGAAATGCATCTAGGGGTGAATGGCCTATTGGTGTTTATTATAACAACCATAAAGGTAAGTTCGTAGCGCAGTGTCAGAACCCATTTACATCAAAGAACGATCACTTAGGTTACTTTACTTGTCCTGAAGCGGCTCATGGAGCGTGGTTAAAGCGTAAACATGAATTAGCCTGCCAGTGGGCTGACCTTCAAGACGATATAGACATCGCTAAAGCTCTCCGTAAACGATTCCTCCCTAAATAAAACAAAGCCCCGTTTATAGGGGCTTCTTCAACTTACCTCCTAATACCTTGCCGTGTAACCCCGTAGTTTCTGGACATTACGCTGTCAAGACTGCCCGTGTTCACAAGCTCAGCAACCGTATCCCTTATCGTCAGCTTAATCTGCCTCATACCATTCGCGTCTACAGTTTCCTCAGTTTCCACTGGGGCGCTGTTGGCTGAGCGCATATCATTGATAATAATGTTTACTCCGCCAGAACTATTACTAGAACCACCAACGGCCATTACGCCTACAGCTCCCCCGAGATTAAACCCGCTCATCTTCCCTTCATTGAGTGCATCAAGGTTCTTAATCCCTAGGCGTTTTACAGCTTCAGCCTTTAACACATACTCTCCATTCGATAACCATGAGGGTATGCTGTCAGATGTCGGACCACCAGCGCCGCTCACGTAACCGCCAGTATTAAAGCTTTGAGATTTCGCCTGTTTGATCGCAGCTCCCACTTTAAGTGCTGCCATCACAGACATAGCAACCTTCTGGAATGTTGAAGCATTTGGATCAGCCCATACAGCAGCTATAGCCTGAGCCTGTTGGATTCCCATTTGAGCTACAGCTAAAACTTGATAAGCTTTAGCATTGTCCCTGCCTAGGCTTTGCATAGTCTCCATCGCCCCGCCGATGATGCTATTAGCAGCGTCTAAGTTACTACCAAGTTCTTGAAGAAAGCTTTGATCTTTATAACTCTGCTTCAACGATTCAAAATAAGCCTTGTACAACTCGCTCTCACGACCTAAAGCATCTGCTAAAACCTGCTCACGAGCTTCGAAGTCTAAGCGTAACTGCTCAGCTTGTGAAATAGGGCCCATATTTGCCGTCTGCGCCACACCCTTAAGTAACTTAGCCTGTTCCTCAGCCTGATTCGCTGCAATAATGGCATTGGCGCGTTTCTGCTCCTCTGCTGAAAGTAGCGTTAAAGCTGCGCGTTGTTCATTGTACTTAACAGTGATGGCATCAAGGTCGCTTAATCTTGTTTTCTCAAGCTCGAATAAAGCTTGGCGCTGCTTATAGATTTCCTGCTGAGTCCGTAGTTCATCATTCTGCTTAGCAATAGCTACAGCAATTTCTTCAGCGGTTGCACCGGTAGCACCTGTAGCTGCTGCAAGTTGCTCAAGCGTTTCTTTAGCATTCTTACTACCACGCACCAACTCCAGAATTTCAGTCTTATACGCCTGAATCTGCTTCTGCTGGTCTGAAGCGAATAGAGCGTCAGCTAAAGACTTCTCACCTGTAATACCAGCCTGAGCATTCGCATAAAGCTGCACTTGCATAGTCAAGTCACGGAAATCTGCTGTAACCTTGCCGATATAGGCTTGCTCTTTAGCAGCTTGACGGGCAGAGGCTGAAGTTTCGTTAAGGTACTTAATCTGTTGTTGCTGTAAACCTATGAGGTTAGTCAGAACAGGTATTTGTTGTTTTGCCGCTTCAGTTTCAGCGTCAGTGCCACCTCTGGCTATCAAAGCCTGAGCA